GCAAAATTCTAAGCCGTGATCAATTGCACCGTTTAATGCGTAGTTGTATGGTATTGTTACGGTTGTTTTACGTTCTGAATTTCTACCGTTGTAAAACGTATCGGTTAATTTAATGCGCGTGCCTTGGGTATTGGTTGCGCTTAATTTTTTTACTTGTATGGTTCTTAGTTTCTTCATTTATTACCTCTCTTTAGTTTCTCTTTTTATTTAATGCGGCTCTCATTCCGCGGTTAAATGTAGTTAATTAATTAAAGCGTGTCAACACTTAATGAAATAAAATTTATCACACCAAACAAAATTAAAAAGAAATTAAACGAACTGATAAAAAAGTCAATGTTTTAAATTCTTTTTTGTGCTAAAAAAACTAAGTGTAACAATATCTAGAGTTACAGTTACAAATAATTTCGCATAACATCTATTATGTATAATTGGAACGGATGCACCAAGGCAAAACCTCATTTTCGCCACTTACCGCGTCTTAAATTTTTTCTTTTCGTTTTTGTCAACACTCTATGCTTAATTTCACATATGGAAGAAGTTTGGTCTAACTTAACAGACGAAAATACTGATAAATGGCTACATGCTATCAACCGCGCAGATCGCTACCACCTACGCATGTTAGTTTTCCGAAGTGGTATGATTGAACCAGAACTGCGTAATCTCCAACTTGCTGCGCATAAGTTTTATGATTTGATGTCTCCGCAGGAGCTACGTGTGTTTAAGCAACGCACATTAGGTCACACTTTTGTGGATATTGCAGTGGAGATGCAAATAACAGAATCCAGCGTTAAAGAATACTGGCGCAGAACATTAAAGAAAATCGGTGATGTCATCGAAAAGACTAATAGCGATGAAGAAAAAGAAAGTTGATCCAGATAAAGTAAGAATGCTCGCATCATTTGGGTGTAAGTACATGGATATAGGCAAATACTTCGAGGTTAGTGAAGCATATATACGTAGAGAGTTCAAGGAGCAGTATGAAGCAGGTCGTGAGGACATGAAGTTCAAACTGCGCAGAGCGATGTGGACATCTGCGATGGAGAATAACTCCATTGCAATGCAGATATTCATGGCGAAGAACTATTTAGGTATGAGTGATAAGACTGCCGTTGACATGACTACAAACCTGCAATCCGTACTCCAAGAGTGTGGATTTGAGGAGAACCCAGTTGATAAAACAAATAGTGAACAAGCACAAGCTCTGGAGGATCTTGGGATACGACCCGACTCCACAGCAGTTGGCAGTTCATAACAGTAAAGCGAGATTTCGTGTCTGCCTAATGGGTAGACGTTCTGGAAAAAGTTTTATGGCAGCGCATGAGATACTGCCTTGGTTACTAACACCGAATACTCGTGGTTGGATCGTAGGTCCTAATTATGCGCTGGCAAATAAGATTGCTCGTGAGGTGAAGCGAGTGGTAATGACTCAGTTGCAGTTACCGCTTGAATCCAAGAAAGAGATTTCAGGTGACTTATATTATATGAAGTTAGCTGGACTCAATTCTGAGTTATCTGTGAAGTCAGCAGAGAATCAGGAATCTTTGATTGGAGAAGGTGTGGACTGGCTAGTTATTGATGAGGCCGCGCTTATATCTAGAAATGTATTTGAAATGTATTTAAGACCAACACTATCAGATAGACAAGGATGGGCATTATTCTGCTCCACACCGCGTGGGTTCAACTACCTGCACAAACTTTACGACTTTGGCAACAAACCAGAGCATCCAGATTGGGAGTCCTGGAGATTTCCTAGTACACTATCACCATATTTCAAGGATGACCACGAAGAATTAAAGCGCACCTTGACAAAAGAGACATATTTACAGGAGATTCTCTGCGAATTTCAATCCTATAGTGGGAAAGTATATCCATTAAACAGAGATACACAAATCAGAGCAGACGTAAAATACGATCCATCCAAACCAGTATATGTTGGCCTAGATTTTGGCTATCGTCATGCACATGCAAATATCGTCCAAATCCACAACCGCGAGAAGAATTTTGCTGATATACATCAAATAGATGAGGTAAACCTGCAAAACACACGCACAGAAGAGTTTGCGCAGAAGCTAAACTCATTAGGTTATGAATATACTGGCATATGGGGTGATCCAGCAGGAAGTGGCACAAATTTGCAGTCTGGAATTAGTGATTTGCAAGTATTTGCCAATCATGGTTTGCGAGTCAGCATAAAACGTGATGCAGTGACAAGAAATGTAGTTTCTGGAGTATCGCACGTGCGTAGATGGTTTGAAGATGCAAATGGTGAGCCACATTTCTTTATTAACCCAAAATGCAAGAAAAGTATTGAATCCTACGAGAATTATCACTATCCAGAGCATCGTGATGACCAAACACTGCGCCATGAACCAAAGAAAGATGGTAAGTTTGATCATGCGTGCGATGCGCTTAGATTTTTATTAACCAACTTATTTCCAATGAAAAACAGACACGCTGGTGTCATCGATTTCTTTTAAAGGTAGACTATGCTAACAATATCCGATCAATCAGAAGGCGCACTATTAGGCGCACTGCAAGAGCAGTTAAAATACATCGAAGACGAGCGTACTCGTGAACGTGATTACTTAATGGACTTCTATGAAGGCATTAATATCGATCATTATGTGAGTGAGTATTTTGGTGCAGAGACACTGCGCCAAGCCGTAACGCCTCAAAATAACTTAACGAGGCGTGTGTGTTCTTTACGTGCAATGACTTACAAACGGCCACCACGTATGCGTACAAGCGATGAGTATATGGACTTCATTGATAAACATAGTTTAAATGCGCAACGCAGGATGTTGGAGCGACTTACATTTTTATTAGGTAATATGGCATTTCGCAGTAAATGGAATGAAGTAAACCAAAAGGTAGAATATGAAATCCTTTCCCATTTCACTCCATTATTTTTAGCTGGTGATTCCAGAGATAAGCCATTTGGTGTTATGTATCCAATTGAAAATCAAGGCAACGCACGTGTAGAGCAAGCGGTGTATGCTGTGTGGACAGAAGAGCGTTATGGGATACCAGGAAGACATTTCTTAGTGGATGAAGAAGGTAAGGTTATTAGTATTAATGATTCAGATATTAATCCGTATGGAATCTTGCCAGTTACCTTTTGCCACAGGTATCCACCAATGCGTGATTATCATGTAGGCAACGCAATGGACGTTGCTCAAACCGATCTTGCGGTAAATGTTGCATTATTAGAGTTAAACCTAGCAATACGATATGGTTGCCTTGGTATTAAATACATTAGTGGTGTGGATGATCCATCACGTATTAGTATTGGAACAGATAAGATTTTATATTTGCCAGAGCAGGCAAACTTTGGTGTGACTTCCAGTGGTGGTAATTTAAATCAAATTATTGATTCTACACGATTCTTAGTGGAGACAACACTAAATAACAATCATATACGTGCAAAATACGCACGTGATGACTCAGGAAACGCACCAAGTGCTGCAAGTCTTAGTATTGTAGAGATGGAAAACATGGACGAGCGTTCTGCAATGACAGAAGATACTTGGAGACCTTGGGAACATAAAAGATTTGAAGTAGATAGTCGTATTATTCAGGTAGAGGCAAATCGCAACGTAGGAACAGAATATAGTGTTGACTTCCTCGAACCAAACTACGCATTAACACCTGAAGCAGAAATTATGCTATGGGATTGGCGTTTCTCACGTAATTTAGCAACACCTATGGACTGGTTTCAATATCATAACCCAGATGCCTCACCAGAGGACTTAGCTCGTTTTGAAGAACAGCAAGTGGAATCAGAGAAGCCAGAACCCACTCAAAATCGTTTATTAAACATCTTAGCTTCTAATGGCAACGATAGACCAAGCAATTAATAGTTATGAAAGCAATATTGAAAGCGCATTGGATGGATTTCAATCGGATATTGAAGAATTGGAAGAAGGTGGTTTATCAACAGCAGAAATCTTGGGTATTATCGCTGCGATTGACTTTACGTCCTATTTTATTGAAGATTTACGCTTTTCTACCTCCATCAACACCTTCATGGCTACAACGGAAACTATTCTTAGTGATTTGCCGATGTTTGGGGTTACGTCCGAAGTACAACTCCTGGCTCTCCAGAATTTACAAAGACAAGGAATTGAAGGCGTGACACGTTCTGTAGCAA